CTCGTCGAAGTGTGGTTCTCCGTCCTCTTTCCGAAAAAGAAAAATAAATGGAACCAAAAAAAGTTGATACTTGGCCAAAGGGAAAAAGTTCTTTTCCGCAAACCGAATGAATTTGTCAATTAAGTCATTATCAAAATATAGATCATCACGAGGATAGATTTTTTCCTTGATAATTTTAAACAGCAGCTTTCTTTCTTTATTGACGACGATTTCTCCACTTTCGGCCATTTTGATGTAGTCATCAACCAACGGATGAGAAATCATAACAGATCACTTCCAGACATCGGTTTCTCAACAGGGGAATTTTCCACCTCAAAATCAAACGACCGCTCAATTTTCAACAGCTCGCTGTTTATTTTGTTGATTTCCCCGACGAGAGGATGCGATTTTGTGAACATTTGCTGACCGTTGCGAACAATGTCAATTAGATCCTCTTCATTCAGGCGAGCTGTCATATTATAAAACAACCTGACAAGATAAAGATAACGATTCACTTTTTCGTACTGGATCGCATCCTTTTTTCTAGGACTAAAATAGCCGATTTTAGAAAGTAGCTGATTTTCTAATTCTTTTATATTTTTTTCTGAGTATTCTTCCATTACCCCCCACCCCCTTTAATTTTTTGTTAAAAATTTGGACAGTCGAGTGCAGACCGCTTACCGACATCTTTAAAAATTTCCGATTTTTTTGACCGGGGGGTGTTTAAGTTCCATTCACCTAACCCCACCATTCATCTTTTCGGAAATTTCTGTCATTCTTATCAAAACGATTATGTCTTTTATTATGGCATGATTTGCACAGAGTTCGTAGGTTATCAAGATCAAGAGCGAACTCTGGATAGAACTCTAGCTCCTTGATGTGGTCAACTTCTAAGTTAGTAGTTGTGACCTTGCCTTCATCTCTGCACCATACACATTCGTAATGATCTCTCTTAAGTACTTGCCTTCTTATCGTTCTCCACTCGCTAGAATTGTAAAACTGGCTTCGTTGTTCCCGAGTTGAAACTTCAATCTTCAATGAATCGTCCTCGCGATTTCATATAGTCCATCTTTGCATTTTATCTTCTCAATTCATTCGCTTAGCAAACCTAACATACTTTTGTAAACCTCGCTATTTTTACTCCCTCAATTCCTTGTTTTACATATTCTAGTGAACTCGCTACATGAGTTTTAACTCAGTTTTATCAAGCGTTTATCTTGCATGCGAGAAATGAAATCATCATAACCTTAAAACAATGAATTGATGTTAAAATAAAAAAATTAAAAGCCCTGAAATTTCGTCATGGCTCTGTCTTGTGAATCTTGATTTTTTCCGATATACCGAAGCGAAATGCTCTGGCTTGAATGATTTAATAGATCCATTATCAGAGCGACATCCTTTGTTTGCTCATACATGAATAAGCCAAAGGTTTTTCTCATCGAGTGAGTCGCTATATTTTCTAGACCAACTTCTTCAGCGGCTTTCTTGATGATTTTATAAGCTGTGTTAGGTTTTATGTGCTGGTGCTTTCCGTTTCGGCTTGGAAAGAGGAAGTCTTCATCTTTCTTGTCTTTGATGTACTGTCGCATAGCATTCTTGAATTTCTTTGGCATCTTTCGTTTGGTTGGCTTGTCTGTCTTTTCATCAACAATCTGGACATGCCAGCCTTTAACGTGCTTTACTTTAAGTTTAACAATATCGCCAATACGAAAACCCAGATTAACACCAGACAAAAAGAGCATGAGGTTACGTTGTCTATCTGACTCTTTGACTGCACTATGCAACGTCAGCCATTCAATCATAAGCTGAACA